CGCGAGGCGGAGAAGGGCCAGAACGCCAAGGGCGGCATCCCTCGCCTGGCCGGCCGCCTCTACCCCATCCGCCTGGCCGTCGCCGCAGGCCCCGCGGTGGAGGTGCAGGAGGTGCCCGCCGTCACCAGCATGGTGGAAGCCCTGGCGGTGGCAGCACGCCAGGCGGCGCAGGCGGTGGCGATCGGCCGGCCGGCGCTGGTGCTCCCCCTGCCCCCGACCTTCCGGGCCTTCCAGCTCGAGCTCCCGACATGGGGCTTCAGCACCGATCGGCCGCACCGGCGCCGCGGCAGGCCCCTTCCCGCCGACCAGGCGGTGCAGCTCGAGCTGACCGCATGACCCGCACCGAGCCCGCCAAGTGGAGCCTGGTGCTTCACGCCTGCCGCACCTGCGGCGGCCGCATCCTCGAGGCTGAAGGCCTCTACCGATGCAGCACTTGCGGCGCCCAATGCCTGAACCGCCCGGATGGCATTTGCGGGTGCGGCGCCTTCCCCTTCCGCAGCAAGCAGCCCGGCGCGCCGCTGGCCTCCCCCTTCCGGTGCGGCCTGAACCCCAACCAGGGCCCGCAGAATCCGGCGGAGGTGGTGATCCTGTTCGCCCAGGCGGCGGAGGCCATTGCCGATGGCGGGTGACGAGGAATCCGGCCGCGGCGACAACCCGGCCACCTGGTTTCAGCTGCCGGAGGAAGGGCCCGACGATCCCCGGCCGATCGTGCGGCGCCTGGTGGAGGAGGAGGACCTGTTCCGGGACCTCCGCGTGGGCGAGGCGGTGATTATGGCCGTGTTCCGCGCCTTCCCCCTGGTGAAGCAGGCCCGCACCATCATCGGCACCATGGCACTCCCCCGCTGGCAGGGCAGCATGGGGCCGATGGCGGAATGGCTGCTGGCCACGGCATGCGGCGGCATCGTGCCCGACTTCATCCTGACCATCGACCTAGTATGGTGGAACCTGGCCGGCCCCCGGGAGCGGGAGGCCCTGGTGTTCCATGAGCTGTGCCATTGCATGCACGCGGTGGACAAGGATGGCGAGCTCCGGTTCACCGATGATGGGCTGCCCGTTTGGGCCATCCGCGGCCATGACCTCGAGGAGTTCCGCGCCGTGGTGGAGAAATACGGCGCGTGGGATAGCGACATTGCCGCCTTCGCCGAAAGCCTCCGCAAGGGGGGCGTGCGCTAGCCCATGCCGGCGCCGCCTGATCCCGCGCGCGACGAGCTCCGCCGCCAGGTGGTGGAGGAGGTGGCGGTTGCCCTCGAGCGGCACGGCCCGACCGCCACCGGCTGGAAGGCCGACCTGGTGCGCCAGTACGAAAACCGGGGCGTGGGCCGCAGCACCCTGTTCCGCTGGATTGACGAGGCCCTGAAATCCGGCGGCGCCGGCAATCGCCTGGCGAAGAAGATGAAGGCCCGGGCGGAGGAGCGCGCCGCCGCCTCCCCTGACCCGGTGGCGGAGGTGGTGGCGGAGGTGGTGCAGGCCCTGCCGCCGGTGGTGCGCCTCGAGGACACTGCCCAGCTCGGCGGCACCATCGCGGTAATCGACAAGCTCCGCGCCGCGGTGGCGGCGGCCGAGCAGGTGATGGAGTACGCCCGCACCGAGGAGGGCAAGGTGCGCATGGGCAAGCTGCTGCTGGCGGCCAGCGAAAACCTCCGCCGGTGCCTGGAAACCGCGCAGAAGCTGCAATCAGGCATGCGGGAGGTGCAGCACATCGACGCCTTCCACGCCAATATCATCGCCATGGTGGAGCGCATCGCGAAGCGATACCCGGGCGCCGCCGAGGAAATCCTGGTGGAGCTGAATCGCCTGGCGGCCGGATGGGGCGATGGCTGACCGCGCCCCCCGCCCTTCCCTCGCCGCCCTGTCCGTCATGTCCCTACGGCGGCAGCTGGCCAGCTTCACCGCCCGCACCGGCCTTGGTCGCATCGCCGCCCTGCCGGAGGAGCTGACCTTTCGCCAATGGTGCGAGGGCCTGGCGGAGCGCGGCCTGAAGGTGGACCGCAAGCCCTTCCGGCTGGATGACCGGCCGGCGCTGATCCCGATCTATGACGCCATCCCCACCACCAGGGCGGAGGCCTTCCAGAAAACCCTGGTGATCCAGAAGGCCACCCAGCTAGGCCTGACCGTGTGGGAAACGCTGGCCGTCATCTACCTGGCGAAGAAGCTAGGCCCGGTGAATATCGGCGCCTTCCTGCCCGACCAGGCCACCGCCACCTTCAAATCCAGCTTCCGGTTCCTGCCGATCGTGCAGAGCTCGGCGGAGCTGCGCCAGGAGCTGATCTACCGCACCGAGGATGACGGCAGCTCGCGCAAGGTGGGCGAGGGCAACGTGCTGACTAGGCAGCTAGGTAACTCGCTAGCCATGTTCCTCTGGACCAGCGGTAAGGTGTCAACGGAATCCCGCCCGATGGATATCGTGACCCTGGACGAGGTGCAGGAAATGCCCCTGGACCAAATCGACAAGGTGCGAGCCCGAACCGGCGACAGCGACGTGCAATTCACCCTGATGTTGAGCACCGCGAACCTGCCGGAGCTGGATATCAACTATTGGTACGGGCTTGGCACGCAGGAGGTATGGCACACCGAATGCCCGAGCTGTGCCGCTGAATCCGACCTGTCCGACCCGGCCGGCATCTTTCCAGCCAAGAGTGTCACCTACAACCGGGGCCAACTCGAGGGCGCGCCGCTGAACGAATACGCCTGGACCTGTCCGCATTGCGCCGGCTGGATCAGGAACCCGCAGCGCGGCCGCTATATCCCGCAGAATATGGGCGGCGACAGCCGCATCCGGTCATTCCTGCTGCCGCGCACCATCAGCCCGCGCATGACCCCCCGGGACATGATCGAGGGATGGACCCGAGCCAAGACCGGCGATCAGAAAAAGAGCTTCTACAACCGCACCCTCGCCCGCCCCTACATCGACCCCGAGCAGATTCCGGTGACGATGGCGCATTGCATGGCGGCGGTGGCGGCCGGCCGCGCCTTGGGCCTGCAATGGGAGAAGCAGGCCATCCCCGGCCAGCTCTACTACATGGGCATCGACCAAATGGGCGGCTTCAACGCCCTGATCATCAAGCGGCGCCTGCCCGATGGCCGCCAGGCGGTGGCGCATGTTGAAGCCACCTTTGCCGAGGAGCCGTTCGAGCGGGCCGGCGAGCTCATGGACCTGTTCAAGGTGCAGGTTTGCGTCGTGGAACAGCTGCCGAACGTGAATTCGGCCCGGCGCTTCGCCAACAAGTTCCCCGGGCGGGTGTACCTGGCCGGCTATGCCAACCTCCGCGACGACTTCATTGTGTGGGGCGATGACCTGTCGAAATCCGACCGGCACACGGCCGCGGAGGACCGCACCAGGCGCAGCGTGGCGCTTCAGCAATACAAGACCATGCAGGCCAGCTTGCAGCGCATCCGCGACCTGGGATGCCTGTTCCCTGACCCCACCCAGCTCGAGCAGGAGGTGCAGGACGCCGGGGTAAGCAAACGTATTCCGATCCTATCGGAATGGGTGTTCTACCACTTCACGAAAACCGCCCTGGTGGTGGAGCAGGACCAGGAAACCCGCAAGCCATCGGCCAAAGTCGTGAAGCTAGGGATAGACCCGCATTTCAGCTTCGCGAACCTGCTGTGCGACGTGGCATGGAGCCGGGCGCATGGCACCAGCACCGTGATGCTGCCGGAGGGGCCAAGCGTGCCAGGAGCCGACCCGCAGACCGCACCGGGCAAGGCGGTGAAGGATGCCATGCCAGGCCTCCCCGCCGAGGTGGTGGCGATGGTGGACAGCCTGCCGCCGGGAACCTGTGGCCGGTGCAGCGCGTATCGGGATGGACTATGCGAGGCCCGCGGCTTGACGGTGGGCGCCCGCGATCCAGGTTGCGCAATGTTCGACGCGCGAGCGAGCTAGCTAGGGAGGTAGCGAGCTATGCAACACCATTGGATTGAGGTGTTGAATCGGCGGTGGTGCCTGACCTGTAACGCCTTCCAGCAACGCGGCACCTTTGGCTGGCGCCCCCGCACCGCCCTCGCCTGCCCCCACCTCTACCCGACGCCGGAGGAGCGCGAGCTGGCGGAGCGGGCCAGCCGCCCGGCCAAGCCAGTGACCAGGTGCGGCGATTGCGCCGCCTTCCATGAGAACACCTGCCCGGAGCGCGGCATCACCAGGCTGCCGGATGATCCAGCTTGCGCCGCCGCGGTGCCGAAGGTGCCGGAGGTGGGGCTGGTGGGGCCTTCCACCCCCGGGGCGGCTCACCGCCGCCTCTGACGCTTCCTGACCAAGCCGCCGCCGCGGTTCCTGGCCCACCCACGCCTATTGACGCTTCACCTCGCGGCTGGCGTCCGCAGCTTCCACCAGGCGCCCCGACCTGGCATCCGCTGCGGCAATGGCCTCCCCGCCCGTGCCGGCGGCGCCGAGGAGAGGCCTATGGAGGTAGTGCCGTGCGGGGCTAGCCATCCCGCCAATGCAGCTCCGATATTCCGCGTTCGGGAAGGAATATGCCCGCGGCCCCATGAAGGTTCCACGGAGTGGCGGCACTCAGGCGGCGCGGTGACTCACGCCACGCCGCCCGTTTCTCGCTACTGCCGGGGGCATCACCATCCCCGGGTTGTTTCAGCCCGCCCCGTTTTTGCATACGGGGCGCAGCATGCTGGTGCTGACGGCACGGATTTGAACCTGCGACCGTCCCCTTACGAGGGGGATGCTCTACCGGACTGAGCTACGCCAGCGTAGCTAGCCCGCTAGCACCCTAGCTAGGCGGCGGGGGCCTCGAGCACCACCAGGCGGGTGGCGTCGCCCACATCGACCATCGCGGAGGCGCCGGGGGCCAGGGTGATCGGCGCGGCGCCCGTGGAGGTCCACGAATCGCCCACCTGGTGTTCCGTTGTCACAACCACGGATTCGGTGGTGGGCAGGGGATTGGACACAACGACCTTGGCCATGATTGCCTCCGCTGGAAACTTGGGAGCGGGAGGCGGATTTGAACCGCCGGCCTGTTGGTTATGAGCCAACCGCGCTACCAGACTGCGCTACCCCGCATCAGGGCGGCCTGTATAGCGCACTAGCTAGGTATCTGCCTAGCTAGTCGTGACGGAAGCCTGGCGCCATGAACATGACCTTGGCCGCCCTCATTCTGGACCTGATCCTGGCCGCCGCCGTGGGCGCCGCCTGCATCCGCATCCGCGGTGACGATATCTGGAAGGCCTGGACCGGCACCGGCATCGGCACGGCCCGCCTGGCGTGCGGC